AGAACTTACAGAATTTGGCTTCTGGAATTGCTGGAAGTAAAACTTTTCAGCAGAAAGATAGACAAATCCGAAGTATTGGTTAAAATTGGTAATAACAGGAGATTACTCAAACCTCTTGTTTGAAATAACTGGCTTTGAGTTAATAACAAAAGTATAAGAATACCACTCGATCCCTATAAGAGTGTGTAGACATAATAGGAGTAATAATGTCAAATGAACAAGGAGCTGGTTTGTCTAACGAAGAATCAATCCCAAATTTACGTGAAGCTTTAGATAAAGCTAAATCGGATAATAGTGCGTTACAAGAACAATTCAATCAAGTATCTGGAGAACTAAAAGGTATGAAAGCTAAAGAAGCTTTTAGAGCTGGCGGTTATCAAGATTCTCACGCTGAATTATTTCTTAAAGCAAATCCTGACGCTGATATCACTAATGAATCAGTATCAGAATTTGTTACCTCGTATAATTTATCCCCTCAAAATGCACCAGTAGAGCAATCTGCTGGCTTAAGCAATATGGGTCAAGTTGCTGATAATGCAAGTCCTTCTATTGTCGGAACACCTGAAGGTGGAAAGATGACGAAAGCAGACTACAAAAAATTACAAGTAAGTGATCCGACTGCTGCACACGAAGCTTTAATCCAGGGACAAGTAGAGATGAGAGACGATAATTACGTAGCTAACCAGACTTTTAATAAATAAAAGAAGGGAAGTGAGTTAATGGCTGACTTTACAAGTAACGATACAAATACCACTACGTATAATGATACAGTTTACGCTGCTATCATTAACGATGATATTTTAGACGCGTTACAAGCTGCCGTTGTGACTCCTCCACTTTTAGCAATGTTCGATTTATCAGGACAACCGTCGAAAGCAGTAGATATTCCAATAGCTGATGCTGAATCAGCTGCTGCAGTTTCAGAAGGTGCAGAGCTTGCAAACACAGCTCTCTCAACTTCTAAAGCTACTCTTACTGCTTCTGAGGTCGGAATCATGGCTACAATTACAGACGTATTAGACGTATCTTCTATTGCGGCAACTCGTGGTGCTCAAATGAGACAAATGGGTAACGCAGTAGCTCAAAAGATTGACGTTGACATCTGTGCTTTGTTAGCTGGATTCGGTACATCAGTAGGTACTTCTGGTGCTAATCTATCACTCGCTAACTTATTCTCAGCAATCTATACTCTAGAAGCAGCTAATGCTCCTGGACCTTATGTTGGTGTATTACACCCTCAACAAATTGCTGACTTAAGAACTGCTATTGAAGGGTCCTCTTCAGGAATCTTTACTGGCGGCGGTGTTAGATCAGGTGCTGGAGAGATTGGAACAAACACCGATACAGGTTACTTCGGTAACTTTATGGGAATTGACTTTTATCAGTCAACAAACGTTCCAACTGCAAACTCTGCTGCTGACCGTGCTGGTGGTGCATTTTCTAAAGATTATGCACTTGGTATGGTACAGAAATGGCCTGCAAAAACAGAAATTATGCGTTGGGCTCCAATTCGTGGTTTCGTAGTTGTAGTTTCATCTATGTATGGTGTCGGAGAAATCGTTGATAGTGCTGGAGTGGAAATCACAACAGACGCTTAAGCGTTATAAGTCTGGGTAGGCAGAGTAAATTTATTGTCGTGTGTTCCTACTAACACACACGACATAGGAGAAATATGGCTGAAACAAAAAAGAAGAGAGCTAAAGATGACAAAGGTCAATTTATAGCTGATGACCCTAGCACTCCCGATGTTAATGAAGCATACGTCCAGGAAGAAAAAAAAGACGACGGCTATGTAAAAACTAAAAAGTTTAAAGGTCAAGTTTTAAAATTTACTGCACAAGGTAAATATCCTGACGGCAGAAAAGTGCCTTTCAAGAATATGAAAACTATGAAAGCGCTACAAGTTGATCCTGACGGTATGGTAACTGGAAATGTAGTTCAATTACCTTGGGAACAAACTGTTAACAATGGTGTAGCTGGTAATCCTGAAGACCAAATAGGTCTTAAAAAGTATGAAAGAAAAGGTTTTATTTTCTGTGTTGAAGAAGACGGAACACCTTTATTTTCAACTCTTTGGGACGATTGGTCTGAGTATGACGCTGCTTATGAAAATAAACTTAGGAAACAAAACTTAGGTGAATCTGGTAAGTTTGCATCTAATGCTACAACTTCAAGGACAATGGGTGGCTAAGTCAAAGAAAAAAAAGAAGGACGAAGTT